CGTTCCAATCATAATGAGTAATGTTTCTGATGAATCACAAATGAGTTTAGATTCAAGAAAGTATTATGTTCAAAGTTATGACTTCACAATGTTAGGTTACTTAATTGACGAAGAGGAGTTTGAAGTTAAACCAGCAATTGCTCGAGTTGCTCAGATAATGGAACTTGATACTTCAACATTAAGTAGAAGACGTGATAGAAACTTATTAAGTGTTAATGAATTTTTATCAAACTTTTTATATGTTGTTGGTAATACAAGTTTAAGTGATGTAGTTCCTTACACCGCGAACTTAACTTGGGCCGATTCCACAAACGTTGAGTCTTACGATGTTTATATTAACGAAGATTTTTATGGTACCGACGTTCAGAAAATTCAAATAACAACAAACGATGTATTAAGGATTGATATTGTTAAAACTGACGACACTCAAGAATCAAATATTAAGTTTGATAATATCTTGGTTTAATCTTCTCCGTAGATATCTTTCTTTTCTTTACACTTGTCGAGTATCAAATTTTCCAAAAATTTATAAATCTTCATTCCACGTTTCTCACAGTACTTTTTTAGTATTTCGTGTACCTCAGGGTCTATTTTAATGTTCTTGATTTCTTTCTTTGTTTTCATAGGTAGAAAAAAGGTAGAATTTATTCATACCGTTTACAAATACATATTGGAAAGTCAAGTTTTTTGTGGTAGTAATGAATATTTATCAATAAAATAAATCTGCAATAGAATTAATTAAATAATGGCAACAGCACAAGCAAATCAAAAAGTTTTTGTATCACCTGGAGTATACACGTCTGAAACGGACTTATCTTTCGTAGCACAGAGTGTGGGGGTTACAACCTTAGGGTTAGTAGGGGAGACACTTAAAGGTCCTGCCTTTGAACCTGTTTTTATAACTAACTACGACGAGTTCCAAGCATACTTTGGAGGAACCGAACCAACTAAATTTATCAATACACAAATTCCAAAATACGAAGCGGCCTATATCGCTAAGTCATATTTACAACAATCTAACCAATTGTTTGTGACAAGAGTGTTAGGTTTGTCGGGATATGATGCGGGTCCATCTTGGAGTATTAGAGTTACTGCCAATGTTGACCCACTAACTATTGGTCTTATTGCACCAACAGGTGGAACAGTGTTTACTGCAACATTTACAGGAGCATCTTCAGCGAGTACAGTATCGTTTGTTACTGCATTACCAACGGATATCCAAAACAATTTAAACGTAGAATATAGATTATCTGATGGTAGTACTTCTACTTACCAACAAGATTTCAATGCTAACTTAAGTGAAATTATTGACGACACAACTTTATCTGCAACGACAGTCGCTTTCTATGGTTCAATACCTTCACCTGATTATTGGAATTTAGTAAGTCAGTATTCTAACCAACTTAACGTATTTGGTTCTGAAAGTAATAACTTAGACACTAACGATTTAAGTTCAGATGCTAACGACCCTTGGTATTATGCAACATTCACTAATGACCCTGATTTAGGAAATGATTATGAAGGTTATTCGTTCTACTATAATGTATCTTCATTAACTAATAATAATGACGGTACTTTCACAGGTCAGATAACAGGTGAAGTTTTTAGTTTCACAGGAACTGCTTATAGCGAATACAACAACATGGTTGTTGCTACATTACGTTCAAGAGGTATCTCATTATATTCTACAAACGCAGAACTTAATCAACACGGACCTGTTTATGAGGTTGGTATTAATTATACAACTGGAGCTTTTGAACCAAACAATGTTCAATTAATTGCAACAGGTCAATATTCAGGGGTGACTAATTTACCTTATGAAGGTTTCTTACTTTCAGGTGTTACTAAAGACGGTGATAGTTTCTCATTTGAAACATCTCTATCTGCTGCTTCTCCTAAGTATTTAACTAAAGTATTAGGTATTGATAACTTTGGTAAGGCAAGAAACGAAGTTCCTGTATTTGTTGAGGAGATTTATCCTGGTTCTTTGAATTATGCTTACAACCAAGGATATATTAAAGGTATTAATCCTGAGTTAGTAGCGTTAGATGATGCTAGAAGTCAAAACACTCAGTCAATCGCTTATAAAGTTGAAAAATATCAATCACCTGAAACTCCGTTCTTAGTATCTGAGTTAAGAGGTAATAAAGTATTCAGATTATTTAAATTCATCTCAATATCTGACGGTGATGCGGCTAACGTTGAAATCAAAATTTCAATCGCTAACCTATCATTTAATAACATGACATTTGATGTGTTAGTAAGAAACTTCTTTGATACAGATTCAAACCCTGTAGTTATCGAAAAATTCACTAACTGTAATATGGACCCTAACTCTAACAACTTCGTTGCTAAGAAAATTGGTTCATCAAACGGTGAATACGCATTAATCTCTAAATTTATAATGGTTGAATTATCTGATGAGGCTCCTATCGACGCAATTCCTTGTGGATTCTACGGATACACTCAAAGAGAATACGAATCAACCGCAAATATTTCACCAGTACCTAAATTTAAAACTAAATATTATTTCCCAGGTGAGGTTGTTTTAAACCCTCCATTTGGAACAAGTGCAAACGCAACTGAATCTGCGGGTGATATTGTAAGAAGAGCTTACTTAGGATTCTCAAGTCAATTTGGTATTGATGAGTCATTCTTAACTTATAAAGGTAGACAAAATCCATCAAATTGGGTTGGTTCGGCATTACCTGTTGAAGGTCTTCCTTGGAATTACTTAAGTAAAGGATTCCATATGGACTCAGGTGCAACTGTGGTTACAATCGCAAACTCTTTCCAAACAAGTGGTCAAACTGCTTTTGAATGTGGAGTTGCTGACTTTAGAGTTGACCCTGAAAGTCAAGAAAACCCTTACTACTTCATCTACTCAAGAAAATATACATTATGTTTTGCTGGAGGATTTGACGGATGGGATGTTTATAGAGAGTTTAGAACTAACCAAGACAGATTCCAATTAGGTTCTAACGGTTACTTAGCAGGTACATCACCTTCATCAAGATACCCAACGGCAAACGGTGAAGGATTATTCAAGAGAATTATTGTACAAAACAATACTCAGGATTTTGCAAACACTGATTACTACGCATACTTACTTGGTATCTTAACATTCTCTAACCCTGAAGCTACAAACATTAACGTGTTTGCAACTACAGCAATCGATTATTTTAACAACTCAAACTTAGTTGAGGAAGCAATTGAAATGGTACAGTTCCAAAGAGCTGACTCTGTTTACATTGCAACAACTCCTGACTACTTAATGTATACACCAGATGGTACAAATCCTCAAGATATCATCTACCCACAAGAGGCGGTTGATAACTTAGATAACACAGGAATTGACTCTAACTACACGGCAACCTACTACCCATGGATTTTAACAAGAGATACTGTAAACAATACACAAATTTACTTACCACCAACAGGTGAAGTTTGTAGAAACCTAGCGTTAACAGATAACATCGCATTCCCATGGTTCGCATCTGCGGGTTACACAAGAGGTCTTGTGAACTCAATTAAGGCGAGAACTAAGTTGACTCAAGAAGATAGAGACACATTATACCAAGGTAGAATTAACCCTATCGCAACCTTCTCTGATGTAGGAACTGTAATTTGGGGTAACAAAACGTTACAAGTTGCTGACACAGCACTTAACAGATTGAACGTAAGAAGATTATTACTTCAAGCTCGTAAGTTGATTTCAGCGGTAGCGGTTAGATTGTTGTTCGAACAAAATGACCAAATTGTTAGACAACAATTCTTGGATAGTGTTAACCCTATCTTAGATTCAATCAGAAGAGACAGAGGTTTATACGATTTCCGTGTAACAGTTTCCTCAACACCTGAAGATTTGGATAGAAATACATTAACAGGTAAGATATACTTAAAACCAACGAAAGCGTTAGAATTCATCGACATCGAATTCTTCATAACTCCAACAGGAGCTTCGTTTGAAAATATCTAATAATAATTAACAGGGGGGATTAATTCCCCCCTTTTGCCAAATGAGAAAAGAATTTACAGAAGGATTTAAAGGTGAAGGAACACCAGATTTAAAATATTACGCATTCGATTGGGATGATAATATTGTTCACATGCCGACAAAAATTATTGTTAAGGATGAGGACGGTGAAGAAGTTGGGATGTCCACAGATGATTTTGCGGAACATAGACATCAGATTGGTAAAGAACCGTTTGATTATAAGGGAAGTTCAATTGTTGGATATGCTGAAAATCCATTCAGGAATTTTAGAACTGAAGGGGATAAAGATTTCTTAATCGACGCTATGAGAGCAAAGGAAGGACCTGCGTTTGATGATTTTAGAGAGGCTATTAACAACGGTTCGATTTTTTCGATAATCACAGCGAGGGGTCACAATCCAAACACATTAAAAGAGGCGGTATACAACTATATTATAAAAGGGTTTAATGGAATAGACAAAGAACAGTTGATTAAAAATCTGAAAAAATATAGGTCGTTTGTTGGTGAAGATGAAATGAGTGACGAAGAACTTATCAAATCATATTTAGAACTGAACAAGTACCACCCCGTTTCTTTCGGGGATGATAAGGGAGCAAGTAACCCCGAAGAGGCTAAGGTTCGTGCAATGGAGGATTTTGTGAGTTATATTAAAGGGATGGCCGCAGTACTAAATAAAAGAGCTTACTTAAAAAATGATATAGGTAATAAATTCATACCAGCAAAACCATCAATAGGTTTTAGTGACGATGACCCTAAAAACATAGAAGTAATGCAAAAACACTTTAAAAATAAACCAGATAATATAGTTAAAACTTATTCTACTGCTGGAGGCACTAAAAAGGAAGTAAAATAAGAATACCGTTTTTAAAAAAATAAGTAAAGAGAAAAATTTTTTGAAACGGATATATTTATCGTTATAAACATAGAAACAAAATTTAAATAATATGGCTGATTTACTGATGAAAATGCCGATTCCTTACGAACCGAAACGTCAAAACCGTTTTATCCTAAGGTTTCCATCAAGTTTAGGTATTAATGAGTGGTTCGTAGAATCTACGGCAAGACCACACATCACAATTACCCCAACAGAAATACCATTCTTGAACACTTCAACATTCGTTGCGGGTAGATTCAACTGGCAAACAATTAACGTGGTATTCAGAGACCCAATCGGACCTTCTGCGGCACAAGCTCTTATGGAGTGGGTGCGTTTACACGCTGAGTCAGTGACAGGTCGTATGGGATATGCTGCAGGTTACAAAAAAGATGTGGACCTCGAGATGTTGGACCCAACAGGTGTTGTTGTTGAGAAGTGGATTATGTATGGTACATTCTTAACAGATGTTAATTTTAACCAATTAGCGTACAACCAAGATGCGTTGGCAACAATTGCAGCAACTTTGAGAATGGATAGATGTGTGTTAGTGTACTAATACTATTTATAAAAAATTAATTACAATTATATTTAACCGTAAAGAACATAAACTTTACGGTTAATTTTTTATATGGATAATCAAGCAAGAGAACACGGTCAAGCAAACTTTTCGTTACCACACGATGTTGTACCATTACCTACCCAAGGTGTGTTCTACAAAAACAAAAAG